AACGCTGCCTTTACTGTTTCCTGATATACCTTGTTCACCTGTTTCAGCTGAAACAAATGACAGTCTACCCTCGGTAATAAAGCGAATTTCGTCAGCCGTATTAAGACCTTCATAAAACCAGGCTGTAGACGTATCGGAAGGGAGTAGCATCACAATAGTCTGATTCTGTTTTCTACACTGCTCAGCCGCTTTTTTCACCCAAGGCATAATCTTGCTGTAGGGCGCATTACAGAAGATAGCACCGTTGCTATTCCAGTCGCATGTCAGTGCGTCTTGCTGTTCAGTTAAAAACGCTTTGCATAGCGCGTTGTTTTTATCGGCGGCAGCATCCAGTTTAAAATTAAATTCAGCATCAAGTGCTCGAAATACTTCAATAGGCGTACGCCAGCGGTCTTTGAATGGTTTCGGTGTATGACTGATTAGCATATTTAAACCACTGTGAGATTTTTGTATAATGGAAAATTCCAGACTTAGTTAATCATGTGGCGTGGGTTGTTTACTTCGGCTTTCTTCCAGTTTGACAGCCACATCCCAGCGTTTTTTATCTGTATTGAGTCTGTTTTGAGTCTTTGTTGAATAATAGGGAGTCATGCCATTTTGCCATATTATTTTTGGTAGAAAATGTTTGTACAGCTTAAGTGTGCCATTTTCTTACGCGACCTAACTACATGATTTTATCTTGCCATGATCAGCGATTTCACTCGAGGAGGAGCATAAAATTTATTTATTCAACAAAGCCCAAATCCGCATGTATCTACAATTTATTTTTAATCAAAAACCGAGGTGCATATCGGTCAAGAGATTCATAATTATCTTTAAAATTATGAATATCCCACGTATCTTTTATATTCCACGTCCAGCCTCCTTTTATATATAGAGATGACAATCCCTTACCTAAGTAACCACTTATTTTATTGGTAATTGTAAGAGCAATGGGCCTACCGTTTTTATCAAAAAACATTTGACCAGCATATATTGTTTCTTTATCGTCTTTAAAGTAATTAGTCCATGTATCATTGTATCCGTATTTCTTTGCATCATCGCTAGTTACACCTACGGAGAAAGAGCCGTCTTCAAATATAAAACCATAGGGTTTAGATGATGCATTTTTTCCTATCTCCGATAAACCGTAATCATAAATACCGGTACCTAATATAGTTTTCCATGCTGAAGAATGATACCATTCTTTCCATGATTTATATTTTTTATTATAAAACCCACTTCCATTTTCTACACGACTCACCGCTAATTCAGCAATAATTAAATTATATTTTTTTAAGTGCCAGTATTCCAACGATAGGTCATTTTCAAATATAATTTTGACTTTTTTATGGCAGAGATAGTTTGCGGCTTTTGCTCCACGAAAAAATGTTGATCCTGTAAAATCATCGTCAGAATCACCATGCTCAAATCTGCAAGCTGCGGTAGATACTGACGAATCATTAGAACTTTCTGATAAAGAAGAAAAATCTGATGAAGCTCCGACATTTTCACTAATAGATATTAATCGCTCTAGTAATTCATTTTCTCTTCTTGGATGCCTATCTATACTTTCAAGTAAAGAGCGAAAGTTACGCGCCCTAATTGCTTGAAGACGCTCAGGAGAATTATAACTTCTAAATTGAGGAATATGCCAATTTAAGTCAATAGCGACTCTTTGCGTAAGTATTTCTGTAGGTCCTAATCTATCCTCATTACTTTCAGGATCTGAAGCACCTGTAAGATGATGGATAAGTTCATGAATTAATGAAGATTGCCAATGATTATAATCACGAGACGTATAGCTTGGAGCAGGACTGATATTTACGTAAGGATGTTCATTTGCATCTTCACCAGCCTCACCATGTATGATTATTGGCATGTTTTCAGCGTTAGATTCTTCAATCTCTTGGATGCTAATACTACGCAATCTTCTATCTTCTGAATTTTCACTTAGCTCATAAACATTCCTGTAATTAATAAATCCTAATTGCTCGTTGTCTTCCCTAATACTAAAGTCTATTATGCGTTGAAACGCTTGAGACATTAATAATGCTTCTCGAATTGTATCTTCAATGGCATAAGCAGTATGTCTGTCTAACAAATTATGATAACTACGAGATACGGCAGTACGTAATTCTATTGTCAATCTTGTTAACACATCATCAGAAAGTGAAAATTCATGATCATTACCACAAACGTAGCTCGCATAGGCATCCTCATTTCTATTTTTCATTTTTTAATCTCATAAGATTGTTTTGTTTAATTTCAGCATCTGCAGTGCGTTAAAACTGCTATTTTTACTCTTGGTGGATCATTTTTGTATTGATAGCGACAACAATTATTTGTAAGCATTTTAAAGTTGCTTAGCTATATCGATTTATGCAGCCATGCGTGAACGGTAACTGCTCCACGTGAACGTCAACGTGCAACCGCCACCGTCGTTCATACGATCGATAACGCGCTCTCCGATAAATCCGGCCAGTTCGTTCAATGCCAGATTGCTGATGATTATCGTTGGCTTCATGCTCTCGTAGCGCGTGTTAATGACCTCGAATAAGATCATTTTTTCCGCCTCGCTACCAAACTGAACGCCTACCTCGTCGATGATGAGCAAGTCCGGTTGCGTATATCGCTTGATAACCTCAGCTTCTGAACATTCTGCGTTTTTGCTCCAGGTTGATTTAAATTCGCGGGCAATTCGTAAAACTGTCGTGAATAGCGCTGAACTTTGATGTTCGTTGATAACGTGTTTCGCAATCGACAGTGCCAGATGATTCTTGCCTGTACCGGGCTTGCCACACATCACCAAGCCGCCACCCCGCTTAAGACGTTCAGGCCAATGGGTGGCATAGGCATTGCAGAATTTTAAGCAACGTGCCGCATCAGGATTCACTGGCTCGTAGTTATTCAGGGTGACATCGGCAAAGCGTTCCGGCAGGTTCAGGTTATCCATGAGCGTTTTAATTTTTGAGCGCTTGCGGTGTTTTTCCTGCTCTGCTGCGGCTTGCTCCAACTGGGTTAATTTTTCGGTCAGGCAAGCAGGGCATTCGGTTTTTGTCTCAATCCCCTTGCCGTACAGTGCCATCCTGCGGCAACGTTGTTTGAATAAGCCGTGCCTGTCACAGATGGCCTCCTTCTCCTCGTAAACCGTGTGCTCTAGTGGCTTGGGTGGCGCGTTCAGGTCTGCCAGTTTTTGACGCACGGTAGTAATTTCTGCGCTGTAGTTCATAGCCCCTCCCTTGCTAGACAGTCCCTCGCCCAATCAGGTAGCGGCGGTTCCCCATAGTCCTTGTCAGCAAAGCTATCTGCGACAGAGTGAGGTTTCGTCTGCTGAGTTCTTCCGGGTTGATTAGGTTCGAAGAGTCCTTGCCAACCGTTGGCGATACTGACGTTGATAATCTCTTCCGGCTGATGTCCTTTATCGCGGCACTTGCCTAGCAGCTTGATAGCCTGAGTCACCGTCATCTGGGATTTAATCGGCTTGTTGATTTCCCTGCGGTACTGCACCCAGGAATCCCAGGTTGGTTTTGGTAGCCAAGTGGGAAGTTCTACCGAGCTTGGGTCAAACGGTTTTGATTTTGCCAAAGAAGGGGGTTGGGGTAGTTTATGTTTTAATATCTTTCTTTCCTGTTTTTCCTTTCTTTGGTGTTTAGCTGACTTGGCTAAACTCTCATTAGCCGATTTAGCTAAACTCATATTAGCCATTTCAGCTAATGTGTAGCTGTTTTGGCAACCTTTAGCCAACTTGGTAATGTTTAGCTGATTTGGCTCATTTTTGTTAGCCGTTTTAGCTAATGTTTCATCATCATTAGCTGTTTCGGCTAAACCTTGCTGATTTGGCTTATTTTTATTAGCTGATTCAGCTAAACCTTTATTAAAACGCCAATCATGATAATTTTGATTTATAGCCACCTCATTTCTGAGTTTTAATATCATATTCATATCTTCAAGTTCTTTTCTAACCTTACAGACATGCGTATGATGAATACCCGTCATTTTTCCTAACTGTGTATTAGTGATACGATCGGATTTTTTATTCCAGCCAAGAGTAAGTCTGTGTATTGCATCAAATATTTTGTATTGCCTCAATGTAATTGGCGCAAGTAGTAGCGCTTCCTTGAGTTCATTATTCCACTGAGTAAATCCAATATCATTTCCAGTCATGAGAAACGCCTGTTCCTCATCTTTTGATTTAAAATAGGCATAGGTAACGTTAGTCATGACAAGGCTCCTTTAAATTATTTTCTTTAAATAAATAGGCGTTTGATAAGCTATTTTTCAATTCCCATTTATCGATTTCATGCAAAATGACATCAATGTCTTTGCACAGATAATCCAGAATTTCAGGGAGCCACGGAATAGGCTTAAATTCAGCTTCTCCAGCTTCAAGATACTTATAAATGCTAGCAGCGACTTCTCTTGCTCTAATCAGTCTGCTATGACTTTCGTAAGTGATTTCTAGCTTTATTTTTTCCTGTTGGGCACTGGAGATATCAACAATTCTCATGTTAATTTTCCTCCATGCCAGTGTGCACTGGTTGACGACCAGCCCAGATTAGGCGGCTGTCTTTGAACAAGCTGATGAAGATACGGCGATCTTGGCGTGTAAACGACACTTTGCCGTAAGGGGTAGTGGAGTATTCTGGAATGATCCAGTAGGTATCAATAAACTCAGGGCGAGTTTGGGTTGTAGCAACCATAGTGGTAGCCTCTCGTATAAGGTTTTGCAACCTCACCAACCCGATCTCAAACGGGGTGGCGAGACGTAATGGGGTTGAGATACCGGCATACGAGAAACCAGCGAGCGCGAAGGCTCCCCCGTTACATCCCGCCATTATGGGGCGTAACGCTGATTTCGGACGTAAAAAAACCGCACTTTAGAGCGGCCTATCTTGTCCGCCCGTATATTCGGGATCTCAAACCCGACACCCGTTTTCTTAAGGTGCTAGGTCTAAATATAACAGATTGACGGGAGTGTGCAAGTTTAAATATCCGCAAGTGGAGTATTGTTGACAATTAACCTACCTCCGCATTTTGGACAGTAGGTCATGTCGTTTTCTTTCGGCCCATCATCCATGAACTGCCATTGAAGCCCACAACTTGACACCCAGAAGTAATCCTCGGCGTCTTCTGACCATTTGCATTCTCTGTGCTCTTTATCAAAAAGAGCCAGTGAAAAATAAGCAAGTAATTGCGCGTCGGACTGCGGAATGATAGTTTGCTGATAAGCATAATCATTTAATACACCTACTTCTTGCATTTGATGAATAGACTGAATTATTTTTGCTAGGTTATTCATGATTTATCCAAAAAAAACATCATCACCGGGATATTCTGACTGATATTGTTGATGGTAGGTTGCTGGGGCGTTCTTGCGTTCGTCTTTATCCTGTAGTCTGGCAAACTTTTTATCGATTATTTCAGGAGGTAAACCTTTTAATTTCTCTTCTAATGTCTGACGAGTTTGCGCAACAAAAGACAAGAGAATATCGAAACTGTAAGTATTTTGTCCGTTCGTTTTTGTCTTTAGTGTTTTTTGCAAGACAAGACCAATACGCTTATTGGTAAGCTCTGGGGCTATATGAGTATGGGCATTAATCATTTTCGTCGTTAATTGTCCTACGTCAGCACAACCCATAATGGCGTGGATCATGTTAATACCATATTGATTTGGCGAGCCGTCTTTTTTCTTGCAGTAGACGTTGAGGTAGTTTGCTTTTTTGCCATCATCCGCCTCAACCGAAAATTCAATCGATTCAGCGCCGCTGCTGCTGGTGACATATTTTGCTTCCTGAATCGTAACAACATAAGCGCCCGATTCCGTAATAAATCCGCTTTTACCCGCAGCCAACGCAGATTCTGCATTGTAAGTGAACGTAATGTTATTCATCATGGGTTACTCCCCTCAGTGGAATTGATGATGCTTAATCTTCACCAGAACCTCTTTTTGGCTGTTCTGTTTCCAGTGCAATAAAGCTATTTCTAATAGCATGGGTGAGATACTTCGCCCTGTTACTGGCAATATCGCCTCTTGAATCTATTTCTTTTTTTAATGTATACACTAAAACTTCACGTGCAGCTTCTTGTGACTGTTCACTTAATTCTTCAAATTTCATTTTAGAATCCCTGTTATCTCATCAATAAAATTAAGAAAATCTTTCCGCCTCTTGCGAAGTTGATTGATTTCTTCTTGATAGTTTCTCCTCTCCAAATGGCAAACAATCAGCTGTTTGTCTTCTGGAAAGTCGCTGCAATAGCTGACAAAATCGACCCAATCACGTCCTGTACAATCAAGGTGGCCTATAAGCTGCCATTTGTAGGCTGGGTCAAAAGATTCACGTTGCAAAGTGGCATAATGCACGGGTGCGGTAACGGACTTAATTTCAATAACACCGTCATTTCCAACTAATCCGTCTGGACTATCGCCATACTCACCGCAATCAAAAAATCCGCCGTTAGTTACGTCAATAAAATTTGTTTCTTCGTATAACCTTCTGGCGATTGGCTCCTGTTCGTGTCCGCGTAACATATGCTCATTAGTGAAACTAAATTCTGATTTTTGCCCTGTAATAATTTCCAGGGCAATTTGTAACGCATATCGCTTGGCGGGTTCGCCGAAAGTTTTTCCCTGGTTGGCCATAAAACAGCTAAACTGTGATGCTGTCACCTTTCCTAAACGAAGTGCATCCCACACTTCCGTATTTTGCTGCACATCATGCCATTGCATTAGCGCACTCCTGCTTGAGGCGTTCCTGGTCTTCCTGCGACATCTCAACATGTGCTAATACTTTTTCTAGCGATCCAGTATTAAGATAACTTTGTTTGGCTCTTTCCCATGACTCTACCTGGCTTGGTGTTAATATTTTTTTCTTGGTGATAGCGGGATAAATTCTTAATCCATCAACATATTCTTGGCGATTTTTTACCCGTTCAACGCAAATCATGACTTTTACATTTTGCCAATCTTCAAGAAACGGCGAGCCCGTTATTTGTCTAACCATTTTGCTATTGGTTGCATTGAGAATCATCGGCTTAACTGTATCACCGGGTCTAATTTCTTTCTCTTTAAAATAAGCCGTGTTAAAAACGTCTTTTGTTCTTCTGGTCTTATCCGCTTCAAATAAAACCTCAGAAATGGTTAATACTGTCGGCTCAACAATATCGGCGCTGCTCAAATAAGGTGAATCGAACGCCTTTCTATAATGAGTTTTTTCAGTCATTAAGCAGGCACCTCATAATAGGAATCTTGACACTTCTTCGCATAAAGAATTTTGGCGAGTTGTTGACCTAGGTCATAGAGTGCATTATTGAAACTAGGGGTAGTTTGGATTGCGAGAAGAGACTCATCATAATTATCTTCGTAAATAAAGATTTGCTTTGATAAGACGTGAGCAAGATACCCGTCACTTAACGATTCATAAATGCGTTCGCCTTCTTTATCGCAGGCCTCGCGTTGTTCCTGTGTGAAGTTTTTGATTATTCGTAAAATGTTGTTCTCGGTTGCCAGATCCATTACGTCTCCTTCTGCGAGGATAACGGTTCTTCACCGTATAAAGATAAGTTTTTGTTAGACAGCGGTTGTCGATACTGTCTGCGGTGTGTCTGTCTAATTGATTTTTAAATGCAACAAGCAGGTTCACAACGTCATTTTCTTGTGTATGATGTTCGCTCCATACACTATCAATGATTTCTTCGGTGGAGCGTTTTTTGAGTAAATTTAATCTTATTGTGCGTATTCTACACTGATCTCTATAGTGCATTTGCCTACGTTCACGGCAACGTTGTCGAGCATTCATGGATAAATGTCTCCCTCTATAAGAAGATTTATGCTAAGCACGAAAAGTACTTACTACAAATCCACCTATTGGTTATTTGGGGTTTGTGTACACCTGTATCGGCATACTCCGGCTGGAAAGTCCCTACGATAGTAGGCTCAACTCCGCTTCGCATAAACAACCTACGAAGCTATCAGCAAATTACAGGCGCAATTTCCCTGCCATCCGTTTCACAGACTTTTTTTGCTGATACCAAAATGTTAAGGAACTTTCACAGCCGGAAAACTTGCTGTAGAGGGCCACAGCCCTTTCGTACAATTACTTCTTAAACCACTTAATCCAAGCGTCTCGTTCTTCTGCGGGACGGTTAAAGTAGGCTTCTCGGACTATGCGATTGAATTCAGGGAGGTATATCCACGTTTCGCTTACCCGTGAATTAGGTTTGTTCGGGTCTTGAAAATCCACCACAGGTAATTTTTCTCGTTTAATCATCACTCTAACGGCTTCATCTGTCTTACCGATCAACTCGGCAAACTTTTCTATCGTTACCGCGTCAACGGGATATTGCCCTGTGTAGTCACTCTTAATCATTCGTGCCTCATGTGTTTTAGACCCTTCTAGACCGCTGTAGACCGTTCCTGACCTTTTAAACATCAAAAATAGAGCTTTAATCTGTTATGCTTAACACTGGGTGCATTTGCCGCTATTTTTCCGGTTTTAGGTGGATTTGACGGCATTTGTGTTTTTTTACACCTAATTAAGTATATAAATCGGAACCTATAATTATGAGTATAGAATACAAATCGGAACCTCGTCAAATGTTAATTTCTGAAAAACTTAAAGCTATCCGTAAAGCAGAAAGACTGAGTCAAGCAGAACTATGTAAGATTATCGGGATATCGATAAGTACATTGAAAAAACTAGAAGGGAATCATAATGAACCAGGGTGGACGACTCTTCAAATAATTACAAAACATCCTAGATTTGAAAAATATACCCTCTGGTTAATGACTGATAAAGTAGCTCCAGAATCCGGCCAAATCGAGCCGGCTTTCTCTCTCGATGGCTTAAACATTTCGAAGAAGAAGGGTCAAAAAAAATCTTCCCATCCGGAGGCCAATGGTTGCTAG